CAAAACCAGCAAGGTCAATGGCAATTACGTAGTCGCCATACTGAGGCTCTGCTTCGTACTTGAGCCATTCTGTTTTAAACAAATCGCTACCAGCTGTATCAAAGCTAGACAAATATTCCTGCTTAAAAGCAAAGGTGCTTAGTGTACGCTTTGCTGCTTGAATTTCCTTGGGGTCAATTGTCTCGTTGTCTTCGGTGGTGAAGTGCCATGCTTTCCACTCTTCGTCTGTTTCGTCTTTACCAAGCTTGTAAACGTCGTAGAACCAATTTCTTCCACTAGGCGTGCTGATGAAGAGGGCTCGGCCTTTCTTGTCAGACAAGGCTGCACGAATGATTCGTTCCCATACGTCTTGTTTGATGTAAGCACTTTCGTCCATAACAACATATGTTAAAGACACACCACGCAAGCTGTCTGGGTTATCCGCACCACGCACCAGAATTTTACGTCCGTTTACCAAGGTTATCTCGAGGTTGTTGACGTGGGAGCTTTTAATTACGGGCCTGCCCAGCTCATGGAGCAAGTCCCAGATAATGGTACGAGCTTGGCCTATGGTAGGCGCTACGTACATCACTGAAGAGCCTTCAGGACAATTCAGAGCCTCGATGAGAAGGGAAATCGCAGACAACCTGCTCTTGCCACACCGACGGCCTGCTGCTACCACTTTGAAGCGGCTCTTGTCAGCAAACACTTTCTGTTGCCAATTGAGAAGGGAGAAGTTTAGTTCTGTCATACGTCTACTATGTCGCCGGTGCTTACAGAGGGAGAAGACAAACCAGTGATGTTAATGCTAATGCTCGGCGTTGCCCCTCCGTTCTTAGCAGCCTCGAAGGTGCTAATTGGAAGCATTCTGTCAATGCTCATTTTAATTGCTGCCATTTGTCCGGGGTGCTCATCGTCGAGAGCAATGGCTATCATCTTGTCGAGAATGCGGGTTCCGCCGGTGGCAAGGAGACGTTGTTTAAATTCTTCTATTCGTCCTGCATCTCCAACGGGCCTACCTATTTTCCCCTTGGTTCGGTTCTTTACTGCTTCAAGGTCGGCCTTTGGCGGACGCCCTTTGCCCCTTATTTTAGGGGACAACCCCGTGGGTTGCCTTTCATTAGACAAACCAATGTATTCTTTTATTTCTTTTTCCATTGTCTTTTATCCTTTCAGGAAGACAAAACCTTTAACTTTTCCTTTAAAGGCTTAATGTACATTAAAGGCACTAAAGCTTTAGAGTTTAACAATTTATGTATAAACTTAATTTATAAAACTTCTAAGCTTTAAAGAAATACATCCTTAGTGTTTTTCTTCTATGCTATCATTGTACCACACTTTTCTGAAAAGTCAAGTTTTATTTGCATATTTGATGAAAATAAGTGGAAACAAAGTATTTTTAACTACATTGTTCCCCTTCTAGGGCGTGCGTGTTCCTCTAGAGACTCAGTTCTCCTCTCTTTATCATAGCTTTAACGTTACGTCTTTTGTACTGATGCTTTAGACAATAGTCGTTAATCTTCTTGTCCAGTTCGCTTGTCAAGCCGTGCGTAAACGTTAAGTTGTCTAAGAAAGTAACAATCTTTACATTTCCTATTTCATAGTGTCCTTTATCGTCTGTTCTAGAAAGTACATACGTTGTTGATGGCATCACTCCTGCTTCTACGTACAACGATACGTATTCTTCAAAGGTAAGGCGCATTTCAATGGGATTGCCTAACACGTCTACCCTTCCTTTAGTACTTGAGCGCTTGCTATGCCACTTTGCACGTAAAGCCTTCATTACATTTTTGTCTAAGTTCATCCAAGTTCCTTTTGTAGTATCGAAGGCTTACATTGTAACACTTTTTTGTTCTTCTGTCAAGTTTCTTTTATCTCCTCGTTTTCCTTTTTTGTAAGCGCTAGAGGCTCCTGTAAAAGTTTCTCTACCTCCAGAGCCCTCCCCCCCTATGTTGTTCTGTCCCTAATTAACTGGCATGGTTCTTGCTAGTAGCTACTCCAGAGTTACAATGTAGACTGACCAGTCACAAAGCATACTCATGAGTTACTCTGTCCCTAATTAACTCCAAAGGCTAATGAGAATCATTCGCATTTACACTGAGTGCTATAAAAATGATAGCATGAGGGACTGTGTAGCACCCTATAGACACTACCTATCAGGGGAGAAACACAATAGGTTTCTACTATGCACTGCAATGGTGCAGCAAAGCACAAAGCATACCATATCAATTTGACTAGCATTGATTAGCGGGCCTAGAATCGAATAACTGCCTATGCCTAGGGGTTAGTATGGAAAAATAAACTTAGAAGATTCTGCACAATGTGAAATATTCTTGCTATTGTGGGCATGGTTGTTGCTAAACAATAGGGCATAGGGATAAACTATCGGCTTTGTCTTTTGAATAGAAAAGCTTTTCTGTACATTCTAGAAATAGTCGCTATACTTCACCCATGCCAAGCAATAACGCAAAGGCTACTTACGAAAGAATAGAATGATAGTCAATTTTGAATTTCCGCTCTCTCAAATGCCCGCCGCGCTGTCTGTGCTTTCTAGCATGGTAGACGTTTCAAAAGGCCTCCACCTATACGCCACCACTGCCGCAAGTGGCGTTACAGATGATGGCGTGCAAGTCAAAGGACTAGCGCACAGCGCAGCCCGCGTTGACCAATGGTACGCATTCTGTGTTATGTTTTCTCAGGACTGCGTTGCGCTGTCCTATGATGGGGCAACAGGCGTGACTTGCGGGCCTAGGGCAGACAAATGGGCATTCAATTCAGACTATTTTAAGACTAGCGTATAATTCTCTTATAGTGGCTTACATTGTAGGCCACTATAGGGGCTATTTTGCCTTATATGCTTTATGGGGTTCGTATGCAAACGTTTACAATTTTAGGTCAAGCTGTACAGTCTAAGCACGTACCGCTATATTGTCACGCGCATGGTTTAATGCAAACTGCGACGGGGTACGGTAAGAGAATAGCCACTGCGACAATGGTAAACTATAAGGGAAAGTGGCGGCGCGTCTACTGCGCTATTTATTCCAATATTGGCACGTGCTACATTGGAAAACGCGAAGACAATTTGATTGTGCAATAAAATATTCTGTTAGTAGCTTACATGGTAGGCTACTAACGGGGCTATTTTGCCTGCTATGCTTGAAAGCTTATATGCGGAAAATTGAAACAGAAATGCTCGCAGCTATTGCAACTAAAAACTCATGGGAAAAAAATAATACACGTGTAGACTATCTACCCGCTATTGACACACCTACACACGCGCGGATTGAGATGGCTAAGGTTTATTTACACGGAAACCATATCGCCACTGTATGCTACAATTTAGCACGAACCTACTACAACCCAGCTACATTAAAGGCTTGGCCTTCACGCACTACATTTAGTAGGCTTAACGCGCTAGGCATTAAAGCCGGTATGCGTAAAGGGGTTATTTATATGGGCGATAGAATTCTGTAACCACAAAGCATTCTTTCAGTGGCTTATTGTAGGCCACTGAAGGGACAATTTTGTCCTTCATTGTAGGGGTTTATATGTATCAAGGCCACTTGAAAGACGGTAGTAGCGTACAAAAGCATAGCGCAGGCGGTATTTATCCATGTGTACTATTCGCGCAGGAGACACCTAAGGGGCTACAATATGGGCTTATTACGCCGCGTGACCAAAAGGGAACCCTATACGGTACATACGACAATGCTATTGACGAAGCTTTGTTATATTTGCTTACTCACTAAACCACTGTATGAAAAAAACAATTATCGACTTCGCCGGTGCAGTGTTTATCGCGGCTTTGCTTTGCTGGCCTTTTGGTGTATATTTTTGGAGAATGTAACATGAATTACAACAACAGAATGAGCCGCTTCACTGTATGGAAAGAAGGCCCATATGTAATAGAATACTCGCCTTCGCTCGTAACAATATCAAAAGGGGGTTATTATGTAAGAATTGAAGGAAAAGAAACTGTGTGTGTCTTTGACGTATTCACCGACGATTATACAAACCTAGACGCAATGGATAAGTATTTTGATATTGCTAAACTACAAAACAACGAATATTAAGGAAAATTATGTATTTAATCAAAGGTGCCACTAGCGGCCTTGTAATGGCGCGCTTTATTGAGCGCGATAGAGCCATGTATTGGCTCGAATGTAACAACTTCGACGAAACGGGTGAATGTTTAAACCTTTATGTAATGGAGAAAACGAAATGAAAACTTGTGAGCTTACCGGTGCAGCCCTTGACTGGGCGGTGGCGAAGTGTGAAGGTATCGGGCTTGGCCCAAGGGGCTCTGTCGTGTACTACCACGATGGGGGGCCAGCAATGTGGCAGCCATCAACCGACTGGGCACAAGGTGGCCCGATTATTGAGCGTGAAGGTTTGGCCTTGCACAGGGTCGCCCCCGGCGAGTGGTATGCGTTTATGTGGTGGGATGACACGGATGGAGCAGGGGACATCATGCGGAAAGGCCCAACACCACTAATCGCAGCAATGCGCTGCTATGTGGCAAGCAAGCTGGGCGATACCGTAGATTTGCCAAAGGAGCTGCTATGAAAACCTTAGAAATGCCAAACACGTGGGCAGGCCTGTACAACAACCATAAGCGCCTACCTTGTACGTTCAACATCACGCATAAAGGCTTTGTCTTTCATGGGGTTCATTCTCTTGAATTTGAAGACGAATACCAGCCTGTGGTTGTTACAATCGAAGCCCTGTACATTGACGACTCAGACAAGGACGTATTAGCCGTTATAAACCCAGCTATTGTGCATTTCCTAGAAGAAGAGCTTGCCCGTAACTAGGAATGCCCCTAGAAGCCCTTTAAAGGGGTCTATAGCGGCCTCCATCACCTTTACCAATAGCAGGGTAGCATGAAAGCCTCAAAAGCCCTCTATCGACGTTTAACAAGGACAACAAAATGAAATGTATTTGCTGCAACAAAAGCCTCAGTGACTTTGAAGCCACCCGTAGGCATGGAATTACCAACGAATTCTTGGATATGTGCAACGCTTGCCTACGAAGCGTGCAGGACGTGTCCTACCTAACGACTAGTAATACCCTTACAGAAGACTCGGGTATTGACGAGGAGCTTGACAACATCGACGAACCCGTGTATGATAACTACAATGACATAGAAGACTAAGAAGCTTCTATGAC